GCTAATATACATGCTGTGAAAACATGAATGACAGATATTTCAAACTTTTCTTTTGGTTTTTTGTATTTGTTTTTAATCATAAAAAAATCTCCATGCTTCTTCATCTGTTATGGGAAGTTTCTCATAAGGTTTTGGTTCGGCTGGTAGTGGTAAATCATCATCTGGCATATTCATCATAATGTAAAAACCCCCATTTCTGAGGGTTTAAAGGAAATAAAGTTTATGCCTTTTGCATAAAGTCATCATCCCAATTAAATGCTTCTTTCACTAAATTAGCAGTAAATCCTTTGTACTCGTTGTTTACTCTTTTGTTCACAACTGATACTAAGAATGCCGCTTCTTCGGCACTAAGGCCTTCAAGTATTTGTATAAAGATAAGTTCTCTTTTTGTACTTGATAGTGTGTTGTCGCCACCTTTTGTAAATAGATACAAACGCTTTGCTTCCATTTGAAGTAAAGTGTGTTCTGTTCCTACTGGAGCATCATTCGCCGTGTATGGTACATCACCGGGTGGTAATAACCATTCTATCTTCGGGTCAAATGCACCTTTCAAGACTTGCCTTAAAGGTACTGAGTCGTGTTCTTGTAGTACTTTTAGTTTTCTAGGTTTGTCTTTAGCATTGTTTACCTTCATAGCGATTTCACTCATCAAAGGTGGTATTGCTCTACCAGCGTCAGACATTGCGTTCATGCCTCGTCTAGTTGCAAGTGCTGGGTGGGATTGTGTTGTTGCTTGTTCGCCGATGACTGAGCCATCAGGATTTCTTCTGATTATCATGTTATTCTCCTTAACAGTTCTTTTAAAGTCAAAATTCGTCTATGACTTCAATTAAAGTTTTAAGCTTTCTTGTAATAAAGTAGTTCAGTATTTTACTTCTGTGTGCTACTTTAACCTCGTTAAACTCATTATATATTTTTGCCTGAATTGCTGGCGGTATTAGACTTAAATCGATTAGTTTTCGATTTCGGTCATAATTCTGTTGTTCTTCTTCGGTCATGGTCATAACCATTTCATTTAACCATGCCTCAATTTTCTTTTTAGTTAAAGGTCTTTGTCGTCTACCTTCAACGAAAACATTATCGTCTGACAATACATTTGGGATGCCATCACTTCGGTCACCTTTTAGTATATGCTCTTTAATATATATACTCGGCGTTTCGCCCTTTCCTATGAATTTATTAAGCACAGGACTGTATTGTTGCACATTCTTATTATGTAACTGAATGAAATCTTTGTCGCCAGAGAGTATCAGTATCTTCTGGTCGTGATGTTGTCGGCACAGAACAGCAATAATATCATCTGCCTCTGTTGTGTCAAGTTCGACATATCTATACGGCATATGTTCTTTGAGTTCTTTTCTAATCTTAGTTAGAATCTCAAAGATAGCAGGCCAATCATGGTCTGATTTATCTCGTGATGCCTTCCTGCCTGCCTTGTAGTTTGGGAATACTTGTTTGCGCCAGACATTGCCACTATCAGCAGCAAGAACCATTTCGCCATACTTATCACGAAACTTTCTGTTATGACCACGAAGGGAGTTTAGAACCATGTGTCTAACTAAATCTTCACTCAGTTCTGGTGCGTTTCGACCATTAATCTGAATCATCAGATTAGAAATCATTATTTGACTTAAATCTACTATTATCATAATCTATTCACCGAACCCATCAATCGCCCTAGCTCTCTGTGAGATTTCTCTAGGCAGTTTCTTTGCATATTGCCTTGGAACTAATTGAACAATTTCTAATTCAGGTTCTGAATTGAACGCACATTCTTCTTCAAAATCAGTACCGAACGCAAGTTCGTCTTTGTTAGCGTATGCATATTCAACGCCGTTCACATCTTTTCTCATAATTTTTCACCTTTTTTCATCATAATATAGGTATATTATACACTAATTTGAGAGTTTTGTCAAGCGTTATTCCAGTTATTTTCTTCTTCCAAATAACCCAAACACAGAGGTTTTCTTTTGTCCTGCTTGTTTTTTCATTTCAAGTTCCATATCAACCCAGTCTTGAGCAATCTTTTTGGTGTACTTAATCTTCTTGAGTTTGTTGATTTTTTTGTAAACTTGTGAGTTTATATGGGCTAAATCTTCGTTGTTATCCACTTCAACATAGTTAGAACCGAATATGTTCTTCAACTTCTGTCTATTTGCCTGCACTTGTTTATGATTTGCGATTACAATAGCATCTGGCACACTTCTTGGCCTCATTTGATTTCTTTTAAGTGCGGTTTCTAATGTTGTATTAACAAACACCATGTAGGTATCATAACCAATTAATCCCAATCCTGAGGCCTCTGCTTCTATTCTTGGAACATCTCTTGCAGTACTGTCTAGTATCAGGCCCAATCGACCATCGATTGCATGTTGTAGTTGTGTTTTTGTGCCACTCTTAGACCTTGCTCTGAGTGCATCTTTTTGTTTTGTTTGAGAAGGAGTGAAAGACTGCATTTTCTTTAGGTCTAAACCTGCCTGTTTAGCATATCTTTCAAAACCTAAATCTGTGTTGATTACTTTCATACCTGAACCTTCTAGTGTTCTTGATGAAACCCACGATTTGCCTGAACCAGGTCCGCCTGCTAGAAAGAATGCTTTGAATATGTGTTTGTCGTAAACACCTTCTGTTAGAAAGTTCTGAAAGTCTATCATTTATGCCTCTACATGAAAAGAAATACCACAACCACAGGCTGCCTTGGCTTTCGGATTAATATATGTGAATTCACTTCCCATTAAATCTGCCTTATAACCTATTTCAATGCCAGATAGATATGGTTCGTTTGATTTGTCTACTAGTAGAACATCATTTACGACTTTATCATCATCTGTTTTAGAAGTGTCGAATGTCCACTCATACACAAGACCTGCACATTTGCCCGCTTTCACTTGTAGACGAGCCCAAGGACTGTCATGTTCTAGTAATAGGGAGTTAATGTGCGTGTATGCCTTGTCGGAAAGTGTTAGATTCATCTAACTATTTATACTTTCTCCGAAGGCGCAACCGTAATCCAGTTCATTAAATGTTCTTCAAATTCGCCATAATACATACTAGACCAATCGCCTGTAGTAATGTATCTTTTGATTGAACGAATATATGCCTGAGCACCTATTCGAGTTCTGAGTGCCTTGTCTTTATCTTTTTGGGAAATATCAGTATTTCGTGAGCGTTCTGTCAAACGAGCAGTCTTGACAATGCCTTCTTGTGTTTTTATCCATTGTTTAACACTTCTGTATGAAAGCTTATTTGTTTCAGGTAGTGTTAAAATTGTAGGGTGTACATTTGCTAGTTTTGGTGGTTTTCTCTTTGCACGGAGTTTTGCCATCTTTAATCTAACTGCTTCTTTCTTTAACATTTCTTCTGTTGTCATCATATAATTATTCCTCAAGTTTTATAAAAGTTCGCCCTTGTAGTTTATCTTACCTTTATCTACAAAGTATTCTCGGAGTTCATTGAAACCTCCTATGTGATTTTCATCAATCACAATCTGTGGTATAGTCCTTACGGGCTTACCTAATTCTTCAAAGAGTTCCTCTAAAGAAATATCTTTAGTAACTACCTTCTCTGTATATTCAATTTCAAGTTGCGTTAATAACGCTTTTGCCTTAACACAAAATTGACAGTTAGGTTTACTATACACAATTACTTTCATAATTCTTCCTTACTTTAAGAAATCAAGAGAGTAGTTTCGTCCTTCTAAACGAAATGTTATAGTCGAATGACTGTAGACTTCACTTACTTCTTCTTCATATCTTGTTTGTACATCACAAACGGTAACAGTTTTAGTGCCAGGATTGTTTGCAAGTTCATCATCATGCGCCAATGAAGCACCCATGAGAGCGCCGAACAAAGTCATTGCATCTTTACCATCGCCTTTGCCGAATGAGTTACCTATTGCGCCACCAAATAATGCACCAACTAGTTCATTAGTCGCACTTCCGTCACCTGATTTTTGTACTCTGTCTTGACATACCTCAACTCTGTAAGGTATTTGTTTGATAACTGTTTTATAAGTATCGATTACCGAACCACTTTGAATAGATGTGGCGGCCATTGTTGACATTGATAGTGCAATCGTAAATAGTGCGATTAGTTTTTTCATGTTATTTCCTTATCAGTATAGTATATAGTATAGTGAGCAGATGCCGAAGCAGCAACATTCTCTTTTTGGGTTGGGATATACAGTACATATAGACATGCTGTTAGTACCAGTATACTTACGACTTTAGTCATTGGTTTTTATTGTTAATAAGGTATATTATACACTAATTTTAGAGTAAAGTCAAGCGTTATTCCATAAATTTCTTGAAATAAACCCGTAAGAAAAACTCAAAGGCGTTACTTATAGCGGCATTCTAAACCAAATATCATCATCATCATCGCTATCTTGAGATGAGGTTGCGTTGATTTTACAGAATCTGAGTATTTTAGTGTAGAATGATTTTATTTTTGCCATTATTAGCGCCTTGAGTTTATGAAGCTTGAGATATCAAATCAAATTTCGGATTAGATACGCACTTTTGGGTTGTATCTGCTACTATTTAGAAGGAATAAAAGTTTGACTTCATTTTTCTTCATATTTACAAATAAAGTACGCATCTGCTACATCTGAAATTGGTGATTTTGATGTGGTATCAAATATTTTTGGAAGATTTGCACCAGTATCTTTCTCAAATGCCTCAAGCATTAGGTCTTTATTTGCATTACCTTTATCTGTCGCAAACTTCTTAATAACTGATGGTGGTAGTAGAGTATAATCCCAACCACATTCCATCTTGAGTTTGTATTTCAGTAGTCCTAGATTTTCTGCGATATGAAACACTCTTCCTGTAGAACCATATGAATAGTTTTCTATTTGAATGATTGGATGTTTCTTACTTACATGGTGAGGTGAGTACTGTGCTTTGATTATATCAATTACCCAGTCGGCAATGTTATTGTATCGTTCAGGTTCACTCGTGTACAGTTTGTGTCCTGCGCCTACATACTTAATATCGCCATCTTTAAAGGTGTTGTCGTACTTCTTTGTACCAGTCAAGTAATAGAAAGTACAATCTTCATACTTAAATTCACCTTCACTTATGTTAACGCATACGCCTGGCGAACTTAAACTATAATCAATCCCAATCTTCATTTAATAATACATCTTCTTGGATTTCCTCATGTTCTTCACCACAGAACGGGCAATACTGTTCTGTGTATTCTTCTTCAGGTAACTCGTGTACTAAAACAAAAACTGCTGAACAATTATCACATACTGATTTTGGTCTTACACTCATTGAAATGTCTCCATTATTGTAGGTCCAAATGCTACCATAATCCATGAGATAGCACCAATCGCAACTAACCCTAATAACATCCACTTCATTTTAAAGTCATCTACAACCATCTTAAATCCTATTATTTCATTGCCTAATATTCTTACAGATAGTTCTAGTTTGCCTTCGTTATCTTCTTTCTTCATAATTGAAATCCTTGAAAACTTGTTGATTCGACATCTTGTTTGATGCCACCTACCACATAACTTTCTATCTCTGTTTCTTGTGGTGCATTTTGTAATCCACGACTATTCAACCAATGTTCTGTCCAAGGTAGAGGATTGTTTCTTGTTGACTGTTCATATGGTGGTGTTAGGCCGATACTTTTCATTCGTCTGTTTGCCATAAACTCGACATACTGATTTAATAAAGCACCGTTCAAACCAATCATTGAACCATCTTTAAAGAGATATGTTGCCCAATCTTTTTCTTGTTGAACAGCTTCATCATACATTTTATAAACAAGTGGTTCACACTCTTTCATGATTTCAAGCATCTCTATATCTTTCTCTTTGTTACGATAGTTATTTATAATGTTCTGAGAAACAGCTAAATGCAGGTTCTCATCTCTTGCAATTAAAGATATAATCTTTGCACTACCTTCCATTAGTTTTAATTCACCAAATGCAAACGAACACGCAAATGAAACATAGAAACGAATGCCTTC